CCTCCTCCTTAACATCTGGACACTTAATCGCAGCAGCCACAGCGTACTTTTTAATTATTGGGTTAACATACCCTTTAAAAACCGCCTCCTCCCCCTTGTCGGAAAGGTTGGTAATCTCAAACCCTCCCCAACGAAGGGAGTCCATAAGGAACAAAACATCAGTCTGTTCTGCTCCAGCGTAATCCATATGAGCATGGATGGGCTTGGGCTTGTCTAGAATAGAACATCCTTGGCAGACAGGATTATTACAGTTTTTTCTATTCTTATAGAGATCTAAAAGGTCTACCATACTTTAGTTACCTATTATAGGGTATGAGTAAGTATTATCTTGATAACAAGCGGTTTGAGGAGTTGATCGTATTATACCTCAAATACGATAAGAAAAAACGGAAAAAAGGCCCAAACCCATACGAGGATGAGTTAATGGCCTTATTTGATATTTTAATAGGTACTATCCTAGAGTCCTTTAAGTTTGATGTGGATCTTGACGATGCCAAACAAGAGTGTTTCTTATTAATTATAAAGAAACTTAAAAACTTTGACCCAAACCACGGTAGTGCCTTTAATTATTTTACAACAGTTATTTTAAATAACCTTCGATTAATTTACACAAAACGCAAAAAATATGATAAAAAAATTGCGGACCTTTTTGAGATCCGCAAAGAATCACTCGAAAATGTCAAACCCACTAAGAATTCTTGAGGGCAGTACTTCTCGGAACACCTTGTATTCTCTTATTCTATTATCTTTTTGGTAAAAATAACAGACTGGGACCGATGTACAAGACAGCATTTTGTCTGCTGCTGTGAATAGTTCCGGAGTCTCGAATGAATCCACAATTAAAACTGTTGGTATCTTTTCTGGCATTGGAATAGAATTCTTTTCAGCTATTTGTTTTGCACGGTTTGCTTTAAGAAGTTCTGATTCTATTAAATCACATCGAGAATCAAAAGGAGAAAGAAATAAGATAGCGAAATCTTGTTTTTCCTTTTGGAACATTCTGATGGATTTGAAAAGATGATTTTGGTTTTTTATTTGTATAAATTCCATCACTGCTTATCTTCAGCAATAGTTACGGAACCTTGGGAAGCATTTTGAGAAGCCTCAATATCTGCTGCTACTTTGGCAAACTCTTCAGGATGCTGTTGCTTATACTCTTCTACCTTGGCAGCGAAATCCTGCTGAAGGGCTTGAACACCCTTGTAGAACAAGAATTTAGCAAAATCATCTTGATTCATATTGTCCGGTTTGGCTAGTTTGCAGAAGTTCATGAATCCCTCAGCCTCATCCTTACCGAATTTTAATGTTACTTTCATTCTACCTTCCTTATGTCCTTTTTTCTTAAACTCTATTTTGGATTTAGAAGTACCAAAAGATACAGCAATAGATTTGGATGACTCCATTTTTTTTACTGAATCAGTGGTTACTTTTTGCGTTGGTTCCATTTTGGAAACCTCCTATCCTATAATAGGAGACAAGGATAAAAAAATATGCAAGACGAATACGACTTAAGCAAATTAGTTAAAAATAAAAAGAAGCGGTTAAACAGCAAAAACAAGGGTAATACCTTTCAGCGCAAAGTTGCTCAGATGTTTAATGAACACTTTGCGACGGATGAGTTTGCGCCAACGCCGGGATCGGGAGCCTTTGCCACGACACACAGCCTACCCAAGCATCTTCAGATCTACGGAGATCTTATCACTCCGCAACAGTTCTGTTTCGTACTTGAATGTAAAAAAGGATACAATAGCGAAAACATAGGATCAACATTTACATCTAAGTCTTTAATCAACGAGGCTTTACATCAAGCCGACAGAGATGCTAAAAAGTGTGCAAAGATTCCGATGGTTATCTTCCAACAGGATAGAAAAGATATCTTGTGTATCATACCTTACAAGAAATTCCATCAACCGTTTTTAAACAATCTAAGCTATTATGTAATTTTAAAAAATGAATACTTAATAGTAAAACTAAAAGAGTTACTAAGTATATACCCTAAAGAAGCTATATTCTGGTTAATAAACCATTACTGATATTTAGATATCAGATTATCTAACATTTTCTTTTGTTCTAGTAAAAATCCTAGAATACCATGATCAGTGGATTCATTTTTCTTACCACCAGTTATCTTATAATGATGTCTCTTTACAGAGTTCAAAGTTGATTCAAACTCAAACTTACCTTCGTTCATGTTCAATGAACCATAATGATCTTCATCACAAACTTTTCTACCTTTACAATTAACTATAAACTGTAACCCGTTAGCTGAATAATTTAATGTAATAGATCCATCAGCTAAACCGCTAGAAATTTCATCTATAGCAGAGTTATGATCCATAGAATAAGATCTGTTTTCTTTCATAAATCTACTTACAGTAATTTGATTTTGCTCTGCTGCTGAAGCGGTAGATTTTAGGAACCCATCTAAAGTACATCTCCAAGATGCATCTTTTGTTTTTATTCCTTTTTTAATTCTATCCATGATCAAATCTCTTTTTTCGTCATCTAAAAATTTATTTATATCATGTCGTAACTCAAGATCTGATGTAGGATCTTTTTTATAAGCCTCTATTCTATCTTGTAAATCTCTCCATTTATCAGATCTAGGCCCAATAATTGATTTTAATTTGGTTAAAGTTGTTTTAGGTATTTCTTTTTGATTTGGTTTCCATTTTAAATCGTCTAAAGTTTTTGTTAAATTTGTTAAAGTCTCAACATTTTTTTCATGTTGCTTATACACACCACTACCATAACTTGCTTGTAGTTGTTTACGAATAGTGATTGCTTGACCAGTTTCTTTATCCGATAAAGTAGACAATGCCTCCTTTGTAGAGGTTGTACCTAATGTGATACCTTTTTCTTTATTGTATGTTTTTATTCCAATAGGAATAACTACACCCTGTGGTCCAACTTTATCTAAAAATTGTTCAGTTTCCGTACCAGCAAAAAGTTGTTTAGCTTTTTGAGAGTTTAACAAAAATTTATTTATCTCAGAATCAGACACTCCTGCACGACGAAGACCTTCTATTGCTTGATCTTTATTTTTAAATATAAAAACAAGGTCAGTCTTTTTTCCGTTACTAGTGGCTCTTCCTGTTGTTGCAACATAATCAGCATTTAATCTAAGGGAAAACTGAGAGTCTAACATGATTAACGACTTAGCAACATTCATTGTTAATACACCAGCCAGCTTTTTAATTTGCTCTGGACTCATCCCTTTAATTTTAGATTCACTTATGGATACATTAAATGTTTCTGCTAATTCTTTAAAATCATTTAATTCTGATAATGTAGCATCATCTACTGCGACACCTTCTCCAATAAATGCTTCATATGCTCCGAAAGCCTTTAGAATAGATTCTCCGTTTTTATTCCATTCATCAGTAAATAATTTAATTGCCTCTGCGCGGTGTGCTTGCGCTCTTTCCGGATCCGTTGCTTGTATTGATGCAGCTTTACTCAGCATCATTGATATAGGAATAAAATTCTCAGCAAAAAAACCACGAATTGCATTTAGTTGACCAGTTCCAGTAGCCATCTCCTTTACGGAAACTTTGTCTATCTTAAATTCTTCTATGTCCTGTGCGGGTACTTGATTTTTAGCCCATGATTCTACTGCTTCATCGTAGCTATCAAGCATGTGTCTCCAGAACTGTGTGTCTTTGGTTATTCCAACACCTCCATGCCATTTAAAGGTCACATGTAGATCTGAATCTTTGGACTTTATTCTAATAGTTCTCTTATCTGAGTAATTAGCACCAGTTTGTATATGAGTCTTTACCCATAAGAGTTCTTCTCTACTTGCGGTTCCTTCACTAACTTTTTTTGCTATTTCTAAAAACTTAAAAGCAGTATCGGCTATTTCTTTTTTTTGCTCAGGAAGTAATGGTTGTCCTGATTCTGTAATTGCTTCGTCTAATTTCTTAGATAATGATTGTGGTTTATTTGATAAGAAGTACTCTTGCAAATCAGATTCATATTGTAACCATCTAAATTGTTTTTTTCCACCTGTAGTTGGATCTGTTTGAACTTCACCAGTGACTTTATTTAAAATTGATTTAAAAAACTTTCCTACGACTAATTCTTTTGCTTTAGAGAAAACATTTGCTAATGAACTTTGATACTCTTGTTCAAGCATCATTTCTGGTGTCATTACTGGTTGGCCCATTGAATCTACTTGCGCCGTTTGATCTTGCTCTTGTGATTGATCTTTTTGTTCTGAATCTGATTTTTGACCTAACAATATCAACCCAATTTTATTTTGAACTTCTTGATTATTAGCAATAGTTGATAATCGAACGGCATAGTTTTGGCTACCCGGAATAGGAGTTGTTTTGTCGCTCATTGCTAATCCCGGAACAATACCTTCTTTAGTTTTAGATGTGTATGCAGTTATGACACCACCAACACCTAATTTTTCTCCTTGATCTATCGGAATTACTCCTCGTGATACTAAACTACTGGCTCGATTTGCGGCATCAGAGTATGCAGACATTGCATCTTGCTCTTGCTCAATGATGTAAGAAACACGGAATGTCCGCTTCTTTAATTTTTGATAACTAGTTAATAATTCTTGAAAGTAATCCATAGTAAAAAACCCACCCAGCTATTCTGAGTGGGCTGTTATATTATAGTTCTAAATTTACATTAGTCAAAACCACTTTTTGGGGGTGGAGGTTCAACAACATCTCCGGTGCGTGAAAGTCTTAAATTTTTATATGTTTCTATTACTCTACTCGCACTAGGATGAGCATTAATGCCGTTCGCATCTACAAAAAAAACACTAGACCATCTAACATCTATACTATGTTCTAACATACCCCCAGCAGCTTGATAATCTATATTTCCATGCTTTAATCCAAACATAAAACAGTCAGTAAACACCATTCCACCCACAGGCTCTCCGTCAGTATTAAATTTTTTAATGTATATTAGAGGAATTTTTGTAGGGAGTTTACTTATGCTTAGATATTCGTTACCTATTAAAAAAGCCAACACATCTCCACCAACCAAAGTATCTAAAAAAGTGAATTTAAATACTTGTTCTGGATATGGAGAATAATTAGATATTAAAGAACCAAAAACTGCAAAATCATTTTTTGCTTGTGTGTAATTTGGAAAATCAAAAGATTTTACAGAAAGGCTAAGTCTTGGAGTATCTGTAATTATTTCGTCATCGGATAAGTTAAATTCGGCTTGCCAACCATATGTTCTTACAGAGTCTAAGTTATTTGATATATTTAAAATTCTATTTTCATTTTCTTTCTTTTTATTTGACCGACGAGTAATATATTCAGCAACAGCATCAGGGCCAGTGCCAAGCAACTCTGCTGCCGCCCATACTCCTACTTCGCCGTTACCTGTACCGCCCCAGCCATCGAATTGTGGATGCGTTTTTATTTGTCTGATAAAAAACGGTGGTCTAGACATAACTATCAGTAGTGAGTATTAATATCTGATGAGTTATATTGAACAGCGAAATCGTAACGAAGAGTCATCTCTATAGTATGGAATTCATTTTGTGTAGAATAGTTAAATTCTGCTAGTTTCCAAGCCTTTGGATAAGTACCATATAACTTGGTTCCACCAACAATATTACCCTTGCCATCCATCTGAAGAACAACGGCAGTTCCCTTTAACCTAGTAGGTGATCCATTAATACTTCTTGTAGTTCCTACTCTACCGTCAACGGGATTGTAGGTTCCTTGGAACCAGTTGTATAGAACATCAGCCATTTGAGGCTGATAAAGGTTATCAAATGTAATCTTTACTTCTTCTGCACTGCCCTTGCCGGGATAATAAACTCTGTCATTAAATCTATCTACTGTGATATCTTCTACAGTATGACCAATTTGAGTGACTTGTTTTGCAGCCAAAGTCAAACTCTTGCCTTGTTGACTATCTCCGATAGCAGGCAATCCTTGGAAATGTATTTCCCACTGATAGGCTCTGACTGAATCAAGAGCGGTTGAGATCAAGGGAAGTTTATTTTTAGTTGCTTCGCCTCTTTGAGCGACACCAGTAGCTTGTATGAAATATGGTTTTGGAATTGTCATTTTATTCTCCTATCAGCCACCTATTTGTGCTGATTGATTAGTTACATTCAATTCAAACACGACGATCTCAGCAGCCTTGGTGGGTTGAATGATGACCTTGCACCAAAGTTCATTTCTATCAACTCTTACTGGAGTATTAGTTGTTTCGTCGCAAACAACTGAATAGTTTATTATTCCTCTTCTTGTTCTAATATCTTCAAGGAGGGGGTTGATTACGCCACGAACAGCTTCCCAAGTAAATGGGTCATTAGGCTCAAATACGAATGATTGAGTGCTATTAAGAACCGCTTTGCGTAAGAAAATCATTAGTCTACGAACATTGATTCTATCCAAGGCTGTTGCCAACCGTTGAGCAGTTCTTTGTCCGAAGATAGCGATTCCTGCTTGAGGGAAACTTACTATTGGATTGATAACATTTCCACCACTGTATAATGAATCTCTATCTCCTTGGTTTAAATTAACTTCAACTTCTGTTGGTTTTGTTAATCTACCTCTTTGGAATCCGGCAGGAGCAAACCAAGTGTCAGCTACTGAATCTGTGAAACACATCTGTCTTGCAGCATAAATTGTTGGATCATACCAACGATCTACACCATCAAAGGTGCTAAACACTTTGACCCAAGGCCAGTATATTGCAGCATAGCTACTATTGATTGCAGCAGTTCTAGTCTCAGATCTTCCGTTTGACCAGTCTAAAGCCTCTTGGACAGTATTGATTGAGCCATAAGGAGGAGCAACCAAAGCTAAGAAGTTTTGACTTGTTTCTGCTAGAGTAATTAAATTGTTTTGTACATTCTGGCTGTTCTTGCCCGGAGTGATTGCTATTGAAATGTTTAGATCATCATAATCTAAAGCGTATATACCAGTCTTTGGTGTTTCAGCAGCACTACCTATGATTGCAGCATCATTCTCTGTTGCTGTACCTGTACCATTAGTACCTCCACTCATGTTAGAAGTTTCGTCTAATAGTTTAAGTAATCTAACCTTATTCTGTTGAAGAATGTCACCTCCATTACCTGCGACAGCTAAAGTACCACCAGCACTTGAATTATAAATATATCCACCATAGGTAATAGGTGTTGATGATAGTAATCCTAATGCGTTTGCAAATCCAAGTTCTGGATCTCCACCATTAGTATTGGTTATTGGAGTTGCATCGAAATCAACCAAGCTAGTTCCGCTAACAAACTTGCCTTTTATGTAATCAGATGTTCTATTTGTTAAACCAACATTTATAACATCTTCTATAAAGTTTGCGCTTACTAAAGATACTTTGAATGTTTCTGTTTCAGATCCTAACTCATTTACTGATAGTTTAGAATATCTACCTAGTGAGTCTGTCTCTATTGAATTACCTAAAACAGTACCATCAGCTTCTACGGCGTAATTATATCCTGTTCCGGGGTATAGTGAATTTATCAAATATACAACGCCACTAGCAGTTGTGACGCTTCCTATATTTGCTCCATAAACCTTAATTGAGCTTGTGTAACCTCTGGCATCAGCCAAAGCACTAGCAGGTATTCCAGAAAAAGTTGTACTATATGGAGTAGTTATACCACTACCAAATATTGGTCTTACTGCTGATACAGGAATAGTCAGTTCTGCATCAGAATAAGAACTTACTGAAATTGAGGCTGATTGTCCTGCATATGCGCCATATATTGTGTGTCCTAATGTTTTATTTATCGAAGCGTATATAACATTATCTGTATCTAAAGAACCCCCAATTACTTTGGACATTGCAAGGTATTGAGCACCGATAGTATCGTTCCCGTCAACAATTGGTCCCGCAGCTGTACCTGCTGGAATAGCATAAACTCTAGGTTCTAAGAATAAATCATTTTGATTGTAATCCGTTACCTGTATTGCAAGGTATAAATCATTTAAGTATCCAAAGTTTCCAGAGGATACTTCTATCGCTGGGCAAATTCCAAGTTTAATTGTGGCAGATGCCTCTGTAGCAGAATCTCCTGCTGCACGAACATAATAAATTGCATTCGTGGTTTCTAATATCTCTAATGCACCCTCTAGTCCCTGTCCATCTAAATCTTCACTTGGATTTCCAAATGTATTTATTAGATTTTCAGGTGATGTTATTAGAGTGGCAACATTGGTAGGGCCTTTTGAGGCAAAGCCTACAATACCTACTATTGACGAATTACCAGCGACAGGATAAGTAGATATATCCTTTTCTACAGTATAAACACCGGGAGAGAAGAAATTAGGCATATTTTTAACCTCAGCTTATTTTGATAATCTTTCTTTTTACTAAATTAAGGATCATTTTGCTTATTTGGGATTCTTTAATAAGCATTGATTTTTTTGGACCTAGAGTAACCATTTGATTACCACCGGGTGCAAGTAGACATATTTGGAACGCTTGTAGCGATTCGTTCACTATAGTTTTCATATTAGTTACGGACATATTGGTTTGTGTTTTAGTCATTTTCTGCACCTATATTATTTATGGATCCAAAGGCTTTAATTTTAGAAATATTTTTAATTTTCAGATATATCCACCACAGATATGGTCCACTGAATTAAAATTTCATTATCTGATCCTTTAACTAGAGGTTTATTTAATTTTTTATAAGCGGCGAGTATAGGTTTATCTATTTTATAATTTACATTTGGATTTTTAATAAAAAGTCCAAATTCTGTAGCACTTACCCCAATTGCCATATTTTTTTCTATATGTAATGTATATCTGTTAGATCTACTTAATCCATTAGTTAATCTTGAATTGTAAATAGCGACCATAGCAGACGGTGTAGCTAAAGATACTGAAGAAAATGTAACAAATCTAGTAGAAGTTAAACTAGAAAGCGTTTTTACTTCAGCATCTAAATTAGATCCATATTGAGCTTTAGTTAATCCAGAGCTTACTTGAAAAAACGATGTTGATGCTGTGTAAGGTTCATATCCAACAGCACAAGTGCCTATTTGAAAATATCCTATTTGAAAATTTCCTACTTCTTGATCCTCTTGCTCCGAAAATAAGTTAGCTAAAGAATACCCAAACCCTTTTGTTATAATGTTATTTCCTTCATAGACTTTGGTTTTTTTACCATTATCTATCTCATAAATTTCTACTAATCCTTTAGCTACCACACTCATTTTATTGGATCACTCCATAAAGTTTGATCATCTACATAATTAAATCCACAAGCCTTTTTAATCCATTGATACATTCTAACTACTTCCCTAGGGATAGTTTCACCTTCTGATGTATACCAATAACCTGAATGATTGACAGGATTAAATTTTTCATTTATTTGATTTAGAACAGTTCCTCGATAAGTTCCGGAAGTTAAACCCAATGGAGTTAAACCAGTAGATGTACCGCTCAATGTAAAATATGCGGAACTTCCGGCATATTTTGAATTAGAAACGCTAATTCCCATAAAGGACGCTAAAGCTGATGTTACAGTTCCTGATGTAGTTCTTATAACAACTGATCCATCTACAACATTAGCTCCAATTAGATATGAGCTTGCTTGAGTAATAATCGAAGACGCAACTTGATTAGCAGTTAAAGCAGCACCAGTTGGTAATGTAACAGTAAAGTTTCCACCACTAAAACTAGTAATATTTAAAACTTGACCATTTAGATTATAAGGTTCCGCAGATGCATAAGCATAAGCTGGGTAAATAAATCCGGGAGCACGAGCTACTCGTCCATCATGTGAAATATTATTTGCCAAACAAACTGCACTCAAATCATATAGTTGTCGCCACTCATGACCTCCGCCTATCCAAGGAGAAGAACTTCCATTTGGTGGGATTCCATTATAAGTAAGGAATCCATTTATATATTCAGAATTTGGATCTAAACTATCTTCCGCTTCTCTATAAAAGGAATATATTTTTACTTCATCTCTTAGCCAAGGGAATTCAGATATCATACTACTAGGAGAAATTGCTTTGCCTATTGAGGTTAGTTTGGATTGAGGAGATAAAGATCCGCTAGAATCAGGTTGTAAAAGTATTCTTTCTACATCCCGCCTTTTTCTCCAAAGACCCTCAACATCACCATATGTTGATCCGTCATCAGCATCCATCATTCCAAAAAAAGCTCCGAGATATGTAAATGGGAAATAGTGTGGATTCATACTTATTTGCCCATACCAATTTAATATACCAAGAACATTTGCGTTAGATGTTCTTTCAAACTTATGATTTTGTAAATGCTTAGGTTTAAATGATCTAGATGGTCTAAGCCCCGCGACTAGTGCGGCATTTCCTCCTGCACTAGTTCCCCATAAAAATACTTTAGTTGCATCAAAACCATATCTTTCTGCATTATCCTTAACCCACTGCACTGCAATTTGTGGGTCTTCAAACATAGTAGGGTAACTAGCATGTGTAGTTGCAACATTTCCTGTAGAGTTAGTGTCTAATAAAGGAATACCTTGCTCTTCAAAAATACTAGATCTACTAGTAGAATTAGCGAATCCAAATTGTGTATAAGCAAATTGTCTCCATTCAATAGATACAATATCTACTCCCTTATCTACCACATATGCACTAGCAGACAACCCATCTGGACCTCCAGAAGTCCATTGCGGATCCATTAAGAAACTAAATAGTGGCTTCTGTGGATTGCCTGAGTATTCCACTGTTCTAGTTTTGTCATTACTTGACCAACCACCTCCGTGCATGTATACTATGACGGGATTACCTCCTGCGTTCTGAACAGGGCTTTTATAAATATTAAGTCTTTGCATAACATGAGGACCGTATCGTACATTATACTGTACACGATCATATGGAATGTTATAAAATAAATTAACTGCTGGATAATTTGGATATGCCATAATCAGAATGGATGCCCGTCACCGGGGCAAGAAAGTGTTGCAGCTAGAGTAGTGACTGTACAAACTCTAGGTATTAACCCCCAATAATAAGTCCCTACAAGATCTCCACCGGGTACTACTTTTTTTACATAAGGTCCGGGTATATCTGTGTAATAAACGACTTCACCAGATTCAGAGAATTGAATACACTTGAATCTCACTCGCATCATTTTGTCTTTAGTGAAATCCATTGTTGATCTGTTTATAATCTTTTTGGACACTGCTTCTGTTCCACTTGCCTGAGTAATCTCAATTACATATGGCTGATATTGAGTTGCTCCGAAGAAACCACCAGATCTGAATTTAATATTGAAATTAAAATCGTTTCTGCTCGGTGAGTAAATATTTGCGAACGAACTTACTCCTGTTTCAAAAGTTGCTATTGTTGTCCAAGGTTGAGGGAATCCGCGAGTTGCAGACCCAACAAGACCAACCGCACTAGCAGGTGCTTGATATGTTATTGAGTATAATGTAGATGTATTGACATTACCTGCGTAAGCATTACCTGATGGATCATATACAGAATATCCAAGAGTAGATACCTCAACGCCATAAGGTAGGTCAGTGTAATCTAAAGTATCATCATAAGGATCATCTGCCATTTGAATTTCAAATACGGCTACTGCACTCGCTAAAGTTGGAGTGTAATAACTAGTATCATATTTTATATCATAGTATTCTTCTTTTGATTTTAATCCGTATCTGTAATTAGACCCAGCCGAAGGTGACATTCCCATTTTTTCTGGCAATGTGCCTAACGCACCCCATTCTGCCAAGTTTGCATTTCCTGTATATAGAATAGCTATTTTATTATCGACTACGGTTGAACTTAGAGACAGAACCGCTGACATATCTGAAATTGTATTTAAATAGTTAGACAAATCAGATGCTGTCGGCATTGCAGATGGTATCGTAATATAAACACTGCTTGCTAATCTTGCTGTATTAAATGCTGCGAAACCAGAAGCTGATCCACCTGTTCCGGTTGTACTAGTTGAATATAAAATAAAGGTATCACCGGAAACTGCATTAATTGTATTTGACGAAGATTGCATTACTGCGCCACTAGCAGGAGTTCCAGACACATAAATTACATGAACTGTGCTTGTAAGATTTAATCCCATCTCCCCTTCTGCTTGACCAGATACCATTTTATAGTAAGAAGATTGATATTGTAGGGGAGTTAGTGGGCCGTTCCTATAAACTTCAGTTCCAGTAAAATATGAATTTTGATTTAAGGAACTTAAATCTGTATTTCTTGGAATAATTACTAAAGTGTTTTTTGTTATTAAAGATAATCCGTTATCAGTTCTGACTGCACCACCAATTAAAGATGATGTTGCTGGAATAGTACCTACTGGATAACTTTCTATGCTAATATACGATTGCCCATTTACAATTCTTCTAACTCTAGTAGCAGATACTTGATCGGGATTTACAATATCTTGAGTGCTATCTGCACTAACTAAAGCTATACATGGATTAAAAGATACACCACTGAAACCTAAACCACTTAAATAATTTACAGGATTTGTGAATAAAGTATAGTTACCTGTTGTTGGAGTAGAAGATGAATCAAAATAACCTGTAATATCTATTTCCATTAATCCTTGACCACGGAAAGACAATTCAGGTACGAACCACCTAGCTATTTCTCCATATGCACTAGTGCCAGTCCAAAGATCTGAGTTTCCTTGACCTTCTACTTCATTCCCAGTTTCTCCTGTTCCATACTGGCTAACATAAGCAAGTTTTACGAAGTCGGGACGATAGTATCTTGCGCCCCATTCAACTGAGTCTACTTTTGCAGTTAATTCTGCAATATCAGCAGCTTTTAAGAATGTTTCACTTGCAGCCCATGAGTTACCATAGTAAACAAGTGCTGCTCCTGCTATTGGAGAAATATTTATCGCGCTACCAAGTAACGCGCTCGCATTATATAAGGCATTTGGATCGGGCATAATATCCTCACTACTAGTACTTAAAAATGATTCAAATGTTTTTTTTTGAACTGCTGAAGCTATCTCTATTTCATAATTGAAGTCTTCAATTTGACCTGTTGAGGTCATCATGAATTTAGGGCTAGGAACATAAGTGCTTGCAGAGATTTTGAATATTCTCCTTAGAACTCTATCTTCTCTATCTGCGGCAACTATCTCAGAATCTACAGCCTCTTCTATTAGAAATAATTTTATGTTTGTTGCAAAAGGAGTTATTACTTCAAGGTCTGGATTAAAAAGAGAATGTATTTGTTCTGTTATTTGATCTAGATCACTTTTGTACTTTGCCCAAACAACAAGTTGGTACTCTATATCTATCGGAGATGGAACTAAACTCACTAATCTAGTAGCTCTTTTCTTAATAGGATCCCAATGTTTTTCTGAAACTACTAGTGGTTTATATCTCTGACGCTTTTCTGCTCTATTTGTTTTTGGTTGATCTACGGATATGATGGGTAGAATTAAATTTGTTTCTTCCGTAAGTTTTGCAATTGCTCTTTCCTGATTTGCATGTATACATTGAACATCTATTATATTTTCCTCATAATCTTGTATTGCAAATCCAGAAAATGCATGCAACACTGCGCGAAGAAGTTCTTTGTATATTAGAGATATGTTAGATGCTTTGGATACAGATCTAGCTATTAATTCTCTAGCAATATCATCTGCTGTTCTTGCTTGCGATGCTGCTACTAAAGAATCAAAAGATGAATTAGAATAGGATTTTTCTCTAAAATCAATACCCATCTAAATCTCTCCTGCCTACTGGAGGACTAATCTTAGTTCTTGGTGTAGTCTGTATATCTTCTGAATCGCGCAGAACTTTAGCTGTGCAGATATAGTGATAAACTCCGTAAGCCTCAAAACTATCCTCCTGAACTTCAAATATTTCATATTTTATATTTTGAAAGTGAGGATGAACGATGTCTCCTGCAATCGGAGATCTCCCTAGTTTTTTTTCTATGTATGATTTATTGAAAGTAAACATTTGATCATTTGTTAAATTTATACCAAATTGATCAAGGTTTTCTTCTACTACTTTTGGATCATAATGACCATAAACCATAATTGCATTTGGGCTTATAGGTTTGTTTTTTTGTTCTAAATAAACTGGGTCAAATTCGTTTGATGGCATAAACTTAAAGTAGTTTATTTTAGAACCAGATAATCTAATGTTTTCTTCATCAACTAGGTTGAATAAATTAATGTCCGGATTGTTCTTATCAAACAAACTTAACTCGCTATCGTTATTAACGATTTCGATTTCCGGAATATTTACATTTGTTTTAAAATTCTTTGCCATCAGTATAAACTAAATCCGGGAGGTTCTTCAAATTCAGATAATAACTGTTTTTCCAACAACTCTAGTTCTTTTTCACTTTGTTGAATTAGCGCATCACCATTCAACTGTGCGCCACCTCCGGGTCCGGGAAGTGTTTTGTATTTTCCTCTAATTTGACCAAGCACTTGTTTTGCCAAAGCCAAAGCGTATTTTTGAATAAATACCTTATATGCAGGATGAATTCTATCAGAATCAACTGCTCTGTACTGGACGATTACTGATTGATCAGTAGTAGCTGGAACTGGATAAAGTTGTAAATATTGATTATTTACTATGTCGAAAGATCCATCTTGACCTAGAATCTTTCGCATCATTTCTAAGCTGATTTGAAGAAGGTTAAATTCTCCAATACTGAAATCGTTGAACAAGAAGTTTTGTTGAAAATACTTTAGGAAATAATCTTGTTCTAAAGATTGACCCATTCCGGGGATCCCAATAAGATCTTTTTTATAAATTACATAGACAATGTTATCTAGCACATATCTAGGTAACTCATATGTTCCAACCCCAGCAGTTGTTTTAAAAGTCATTAATTGATTTGCCCAAAAAGGAGCGTGGTTACATAATTTTGTAACAGCCTCATCAATTACTGATTTTAATTGAAAATCACTCAACTCTACTCTAACTACAGGATAACCTAATCTACCTAAAATATATGATTTTATTGATTCTTCAAATTTATTAAATTCAATATTATCTTGAAGATTAGTATTATTTAATTCGTTATAATTAATTTCACCGTTAGGTTTTGATGTATCTACTAAATTACCATACGGAATAGCAAAACTATTTCCATAAGAATCAATTTGTGGTTTAATTATTTCTCCCATAGATACAATCCTCTATTGTATATAGACAAATAGAGAAGCCCAAGAGATTTTTATTTCTCTTGGGCTTCAATTATATTCTACTCTAATTTAATCAGACTGTGGTAGTCTTAGCGTAAGGTAGGTAGAGGTAGTTAGCAGCGGGGCCAACGATTCTAAGAATTCTGTAGAATCTGTGAGCAGGCTGAATTGCTGCCTTAGCATAACGGGTCAAGATACCCTTTCTTGGTTGGAAGGTTTCAGGATCCGTGATGGTTGGTAGAGCTTCGATTGGGATGTATGGGCAGTAAACGAATCCACCGTCCATGGGGCTTCCACCCTTGTAACCCATCATAATCTCGTCTTCAGGCCAGAGTGGGTCGATGAAGAGATCGTACTTACCAGCGAACTTACCACGGTATTCAATCTTGTTAGCACCCATGTTTGTGATGCCTTCAGTCTTGGGACCAATACCACCTTCGAGCTTGGCAGCGGATTCCAACATTGCACCGATCAAGGGTGATGTTACAATCCAATTACCGGGGCCACGATGTGTGGTCTTGTAGATGTCCTGTGATGCAAAGTTTAATGCACCGAGTAGGTTAGCATAGACATGACCAACATGCTGAGGAGCAAATGGTAGGGTTGAGCTTGAGAAGTCAATTACAAACACATTGCTCTTTGTTGAATCATTCTTAGTGCCAAATTGGGTTGTTGGCATTGTTGGCTGATCGTAATCAAATTTAGCTGGAGTAAATGTAGCGTTCTCTGGGCCTTTTCCACCAATATCGCCAAAGTCGTTTGAATTGGCGTTATCTAAACGGTCCATCGCCCAGCCGCCATTTGTACCGGAGACATTGTATGCGAGAGCGCGAAGATCTTCTAATAGCTCGCGGTCGATTTCAAGTTCTAGTTCCTTGGACATAAGTTCAGTTAGCTCACGCTCAAGATCAAGGTTGTGATAAGCCTTGAGATCTTGACTAGCTTCAATTGTCCAAAGAGCACGCATCTTCTTGGTGCGTGCAACAACGGGCTGCTGCTCAATTGTTATATTGAGTTCAGGAATCTGATCATTCTTTAGTTTTTCGCCTGCTGAAACTGACCAGCCTAGCATTGTGAAGCTAGATGGGAATGAGGCAATCCGACCGCCATAGGTTGTTGAGGCAGAACCTCTTTCATCATTGTACAATGTTGAAGTATGCCAAACCCCAGCAGTAGAATCTAGGTCCATTGCTGATGCAGTGCCTATTGCGCTAGTTGTCAAACCTTTGTAGGTTAAGTTGTACTTGCTGTAGAGTACATCGGCTAATGCACCTGATTGACGGGCTGAACCGAGGTAGAAGATCTGTGATACTGGACCTTCCATTGGTTGTACTGAACCGATCTTGTTAAAGATTAACTCAGGGAACACTCTACGAACGAGTGGGAAGGCGAACTTTTGGAAAGTGCCTAAACGACCAGTGGTGGTTGCACCCGCTGATAGATCTTCGTTAACCTGTGAGGCAACGATTGACTTCGCTTGGTTCTCTAGGAGAATAGCGGTAACTTTAGCTGTGTATTGGTCACTAATGCCTTCTAGTACTGGTGACCACTTTTCAACTAATTTGTTGTGGTTGAGATTAGTTAATGTATCGGACATAATATTCCTCATTTGGCTTTTGGCATTAGAGCCATTACACCTTCAGTCAAGAACTGGTTGCTTACCTTAGAATCTTTCTTGACTGGAGTATTTTCCATCTCTTCGGCAATAATAATTGCTTTCTCAGATGACTTGAATGGTAGGGTTGCTTGTTCTGTTAATTGTTCAACCTCCACTACAAGTTGTTCGGTTTGCTCTTCTAGAGCTTTGTTTTTCTTAGATAGAAGTTTTATTGTTCTCTCAAGCTGTTCAACTTGCTTGACGGCTGAATTTAGTTCTTCAACCAAAACAGCATTTTCCTCTTCTACTTCTGATTGCTCACGGACAACTTGAGCTACTGCATTCTTCTCATCATCTTGTCCTAGTTCAAGAGCCATTAAAGATTTAATGCTCTCAAACAAATGAGCGTTGCGATAAACTTCACTTTCCTCTTGGAGTTCACGGAGGGCATGCTCTTTTATGGCAGTTATTTCCATCCGTAAGAAGCCTTTAACTTTGGCTTCTAATAATTTAACTCTGTCATTTACTTCTTCCTTAATTACAGTATCAACTAGTTCTGCAATTTGAGTTACAGTTTCTTCTGATAAACCTTCAGGAAGTAATTCGGCTATTGATTTAACTTCTGACATAAATGCTCCTAGGATCTATATTTATCTAATAAGGTTAAATTGAAAACCTTAGATTTTTTTATTTTTTGTAACGATTAATTAATTTATCTATTTTTAAAGCAAGTAAATCTGCATCACTTACTTCTTCTACATCTATTTCTTCCATGATCTCTTCGGGCTTATATTTTAAAGCTAACTTATTTTTAAGTAAGGTAACAAATACATTCTCCCGTAGAGCCTGTTGCTTAGTCTTCTGTTTTAATAATAGCGTAGATTCTGAGACAGATGGGAATGCGCCTCTTGTGCTTGGGTCTGCAACTAGGTCAAAGGTTACCATTTTATAATCTTCTTGAACCTCTTGCTTACCCGGAGTA